AATTGCTATTAATATTTTAGGGGGGGGCATTTGTCCTTGTGTTACAATGCACTACCACAAAGTCGGAGCGCATGACATATTAACCGCAAGACGATTACCTCACATTGGAATCCTAGTAATATTAGACAATGATTGATAAAGTTATACAAATAGCAAACTTACGACACAACGATAGATTTCACAACCCACAAGCGGGCAGAGCCTATTGGGATAAAGGAATATCTCCAACACTACTGACTTTTCAAGGTGGAGATAGAGAGCCTAAATTTCTGCACATCGTGCCGTTGGTGAGCGAAACTCCCATACTTAAATACGTTATCGGTCGTACCAATCATGGTGAGTGTGGCAGCACATCAAACTATCATGTCAACCCCTACTTTGGCTGTGTAACAAAAATGCGCAGAGATAATCGTGAACCTTTAATTTTAGAAGTTTATGAATGATACTTTGATTTGTGCGCAACGTGGTCGCAAGAAAACAACAAATACAATTGGTTGGCCCCAACGGTATGAACTGCGTATTGACGGTTTAAGTTCCTCTATAACCCATGTTTTAAAAGATAATTATGTATTCACAATTTCAAAATCTAATAAGAAAATGAAATATATCGCTCAACCTACTAAGTTTGATTTAATAGAGTACTTCCAACCTCGCATCAAAATACGCAAAATGACAGAACGTGAAGCGATGCGATTAATGGATGTTTCAGATGAGGATATTGACAAAATGAAGCAAGCAAATATAGCAAAGACTAGAATGTACGCACTGGCGGGTAATTCTATTGTTGTATCTTGTTTGTATCACATATTTAGGACTATGTTTATACCAAACCAACCTGAATATAACCAACCTAAACAATTGACTTTATTCTAAGCAAAATGGATAATAAAATACACGAGTTTAACTTTAATATCTACCCTAGAAAACTATGGGTTACTAAAAACACAGATATTAAATTCCTGAATGAGAATTTCTCAACCTCAACGGGCGGTAAATTACTCGACGATGAACGTGGCGCACACGCTGCAACATATGGTGATGTCATGCGCAAAGATAACCGAGATTTAGGGTATTTGGTAATCTTGTTCGATAACAAACTATCCGTATCGGCTATTGCCCATGAATCTGTTCATGTAGCGATATTTCTAGCTGATGAAGTTGATATAAACGTTGATGCGCAAAATCAAGAACCGCTAGCGTATATTGTTGGTTGGGTTGCAGATTGCATAAATCAAGTGAAAAACAATAAATTCAATAAGGATGAATAAGATTTATATTGGTATTGACAATGGCGTAACTGGCACAATCGGTATTATTGGTGATAACATTGAGCCACATACTTGCAAAGTCCCGGTTAAGAAAGAACAGAATTACACCAAAGCTAAAGATAATATTACACGCCTAGACGCAATTAGATTTCAAGAACTTCTATTGCAGTATATTGAAATGGGCGAAATAATGGTCGTTATGGAACGCCCAATGGTAAATCCAATGCGTTTTAAGCCAACAACATCTGCGTTACGTTGCTTTGAGGCTGAATTAGTGATAATAGAATCGCTCCAATTGCCCCATATGTATATTGACAGCAAAGAGTGGCAAAAGGTCATGTTACCAAAAGGTGCAAAAGGTGACGATTTAAAAAAGTCCTCACTCGATATTGGTAATAGATTATTCCCACAATTTGCAAAGCTAAAACATGATGACCGGGATGGCTTATTAATTGCCGAATATTCAAGAAAAGTACGACTATGATAACCGCAGAATCAATACTAATACACTGTGCAAAATTTGAGCGAATCAATCCGATAAAAGTAATTGTCGGTAAAAACCCCAAAGCGTCACGACTTCGCCAAGTAGTTAGCTATATTGCCGAAAAGTCAGGAGTACCACGTGAAGATGTTGCACGATTATTGGAGCGACCGCCAAGAGAGATTATCGAACTTTCAAAGGCTGCAAAATCTAAGATTGAAAACTCGTCTGATTTCGCTAATTACGTGTTTAATGCCGCTTTGCTTTGCGGTATGCGTTTTTCAATTCGCCCAAATAAAAACGCAAAGAAAACACCCTCATTGGGATTTCGTTGGACTGAAAAAGACGAAATAAGGATAAACCGGGCAAAGGTGCAAGCGATTGAATTTATGCTACACTACGGCAAGGGCGAGCAACCGTATTCATGCTTAATTCGCTCACCATATTTTCATGGAATTACAGAGGAAGAAAACGACTGACGTAAAAAATAAATTACTTAGTAGTTTGTAATTTTAAACTTAAAGTGTTACCTTTGTAAAAACTTTAAAATGGAAGATATGGAAAATAAAAACCTAGTAAGAATTTCAACATATGCAAAGCAAAAGAACGTTAGTACTGTTGCTGTGTATAAGTGGATAAAGCAAGGTAAAGTGCAAGCTCGTCAGGTTGACGGAATGTGGTTTATCGTAAGTGAACAAAATCTTTAACTAAATAAACAAATATAGTATGAACATTACAATTTCAAAGTCGGCCCTAGTGTCGGCCCTAACAGATGCGCAAGTTTTTACTTCTAAGAAAACTTCGCTTGCAGTTCTAAGTAACGTTAAAATCGAAGCTAAAAATCAAGATGTTATCATCGAAGCAAATGACAGTCAAAACTCTATCAGGGAAAAAATCGAAGCCTTTTCAATAGACCAAGATGGAGAGTTTCTTGTCAATTGTGCCGACCTACTAAACTTCGTAAAACTCTGTAAAGATGATTTAGTTGATATTCATGTTGAAAACGGCAAAATGTCACTTCGTCACAGTAAAGGAAAGGCTGATTTCCCAATTGGCGGAGTTGAAGAATTTCCCGCACACAAAGTAGATGATATCACCTCAACATTCAAAGTAAGTAGTGAATATCTTATCAAGGCTATCGCACAAGGTCAACCGTTTGTTTCAACTGACGAATTTAGACCGCAGATGTGTCATATTTACGCCTTTATAAAAGACGGTAACTTTGGATATTGTGCAACAGATACACGTTCCCTCATAACCAATTCTTTTGAAGTAGAACAACCGGGCGCAACCGATGTAAATTGGTATATTACTGCTCCAAACGCTAAATTGATTTCCGATATTTGTAAACGTGCAACGGAAATTACCATATCAATTGCGCCTAAGTGCGTGATGTACTCAACTGAAAATACTATCATTTACACACTACCTATCCAAAACAAATATCCTGACTTTAATCGCATTATTCCACAGTCTAGCGTAGTTTTTGCAAAGGTAAATAAAGCGGAATTACAAGACTCGGTTGCTCGTGTAAAGACAATTGCAAAACGTGACGATAATGAGCAAATTAAACTCACTTTCAACAGCGAGGGTATCAGTATTAGTTGTGTAAGTTCAACATTCACTCAAAGCGCAGAGGAAAAAGTCCAATGTGAAGTAAATGGAGAAATAACTATCGGAGTAAACGGAGCTTACATGGAACGGTGCTTGAAAGTCATTCAAAGTGAGGATGTTGAACTATTGCTCAACGATAGTACTCACCCAATTATGCTCAAAGATGAACAGCAAAGTGCGTTAGTTGTGCTTTGTATGCCAATGACAATTCAATAGGGAGCGATAGTGAGCCATGAAACGTGCAAATATCTGTATATATATTCCCATGTCGCTATGGGAATGTGAGAGTTTGACATGGCAGGAAAAGATAATTTTAGTTGAACTTGGCAGTCGTGGAGATATAAAAAACGGCTGTCAAGTTTCTCCAAAACAGCTAGCGGTTGCATTAAGTATGCCCGTATCTGAAATAAAGACTGCCATGACACACCTTTTTGCTTTGGGTGCATTACATAAAGTAAACGAACTGTTATACCCGGTTTTAAAACCTACATTATGGAACAAAGAATTTAATCAGGGTAAAGTCCTATTTAATGCCGATGATGAAAAAGATTCGATTGACTATGACTTTATACTTTCAGAGTGGGCGAGAATAAACCCCGACTTACCAAAGGTCAGGAAGTTTACCCCAAAGCTCAAGTCGAAACTGAAAACTCTACTCAAAAACAATGAAACAAACATTGAGGAATTGATTAAGGTCTTTCAACTAGTTTCAGTTAGTAATTTTTTGTCAGGCAAAAACAGCAATTCGTGGTGCGCCAAATTGGACTGGATATTAGAAGATAGCAAGTCAAGCTATCAGAAAATTCTAGCGGGCAACTATCACACAAGTGCAAGTGAGAGAATAGAATATGCTAAAATACTCAATGGCGAAGTAGACAAAATCCCACCGAAAGAGGAAAAATATAAGTAAATTTTGTATATTTGCCAAACAAGAAAGGGATAGCTATAATATGGGGATAGTAACAAGCGCACAGTTGGTTGTGTTTCCCTTTCTTTTTCTTACCAACATTAATACCTCAACACAGTGCAATGACAGAACAACAAAAACAAGGTTTGCGCCAATGGTTTGACGTGATGAAAAACAACACCGAATTAGTTGAATTGCGTTTGTTTGAGCCGAATAGTAATAAGACTTATTCAGGATATTTTACAGACATAGATACCATAATTGGAGAACTTGAAAAATACGAATATTGTAATTGCTATTTTACACTAAATAAAATAGCTGATGCGCTATATTCACGAGCGCAAAAGGATAAGTTTCTACCTAAGTGCCAAACAACTTCCGATAAGGATATTGAAGGGTACGATTGGATATTGGTTGATTGTGATTGTGAAAAGCCAACCGCAGTGTCATCGACCGATGAGGAGCTTTCATACGCCAAAAAGAAAGCCAATGAAATTTATGCTTATTTGCGAAGTGAAAACTTTGAAAAGCCGATAGTTTCTATATCAGGCTCGGGTGTTCATTTACTCTACAAAGTAGAGCTGAAAAATAACGATGAGCGCAGACAATTGATAAAAGAATTTCTTGACGCTTTAGGGCTGATGTTTTCTGATGAGCGAGTCAAAATAGACGGAGTGGTCGGCAATCCCAGTCGCATAGCAAGATTGCCATATACCATAAACCGCAAGGGTGCAAACACCAAAGAGCGGCCTTGGCGAATGGCTCACTTTGTTAAAGTCCCGGATGAAGTAAAACCGACTGATGTAATCTATATCAAAAAGGTTGCACAATTGGCTGTGCCGATGACCGAAACGCCAAACAAGACGAATTACTATCAATCCACAGATAATTTCAATCTTGAAGATTTCCTAAAGAAATATAATATCAAGGTTGCTAAAAAAGTTGATACGCAACAATATATCAAATATGTTTTAGCCGAATGTCCGTTTAACCCCGAACACAAAGCTCCTGATTCCGCTGTATTCGATTTCAAAGGTAAAGGCTATCAATTTGTTTGCTTACATAACTCTGACCGTAATTACACCTTTAGGGATTTCAGGCTACATTTTGACCCTCACAGCTACGATAAAAGCATCTACGCAGAATATATTCACAAGCGAAGTTACTATGGGATGCGCCCCGAATTTATACCCGAACCAATTACCAAAGATAAAGGCAAACCTTGGGTGAAAATGTCGGAGATTAAGAAAGTTGAACTTAGCCCCGAAGATTACATACCTAGCGGAATTGAAACACTCGATACGCAGATTATAGGCTTTAAAATCGGTCAGGTGTCAGTGTGGAGCGGTCGTAAGGGTTGTGCAAAATCAACGCTTGTCAATATGTTAATTCTCAATGCCGCCCAACGTGGCTATAAGACTGCGCTGTGGACTGGAGAGTTGTCAGACGGAGAGCAAAAGCAGTGGTTGATGTTACAAGCTGCGGGCCGCCAATTCAATCAGCAAAGCAAGTTCAATAATTTCTTTTACACGCCTAATAATATCGTTGAGAGGATTGAGCCTTGGATAGACAAATACTTGGTAATGTATAACCAAAACTATCAAGCCGACATTCTCAACATTGAAACTAGAGTAAGGGAATTGTACCAAACATGGCCGTTCCAAATACTCACCCTCGATAACCTAATGGCATTATCAATTAGTGACCTTGGCGAAAAAGACGAATGGAACAACCAAAAACAATTACTTAGAAAGCTCACCACGTTAGCTCGTGAATTAAAGATACATATTCACTTGATTGCGCACCCCAGTAAAGTGCGTGAGTGGATAAATTCCGACAGCATTAGTGGCAGTGGTAATATTGGCAACTACGCACAAAATATATTCCTAATTAGCCGTATATTCCCCGATACGTTTGAACAACAAGCAACCGGGAGTTTGTCCAAAAAAGCCATATCGGATATTTCGGAAAGTGGTTGTACCAATATTATTGAAATTGCCAAATGTCGTGATAAAGGGGCCGCAGTAGGGCAAATAGTAAAGCTATGGTTTGAACTTGAAAGCAACAGATTAAAATCCGACCCTTACGAAGTTGTCAACTACAATTGGCAAGAAGTTGGTACGCAGACTAATTTGAACTTAGAACAAGCAAATTACGAAATTGATGTATCATCGTGGGGAAGTAATGCCGTGCCTGACATTCCGTTCCAACCTGCCAACGATAATGAAGTGTGTCCTTTTTAGGTAAAAATAGTTTTACGATTCAAAACTTTTAATTATATTTGCAAGAGTATGGAAAGTATTGATACATTTTACAATAAGTCTATTGAGAATGGGCTGTGTGGCAGATACAGCAACCTATGGTTAAAGTGCAAAAACAAAAAGCAATTTATGGATTTAGCACTTGATGCAAATGGAATTTCGTATGTTGCCGAGTCTATTGCCAAAGGATTTATCACTTCAAAATCAATACAACAGGACTTCTTACCTTTCATAAACGGCAAATATATTCGGCATGACGAAAGCGGATTTACTTCAAGCATTTATGTAAGTCCTGACGCTCCGATTACGGTACGCACCACCGCAACTATAATTGCCGATTATAATGGAGAAATAACAGTGCCGAAAAACATGGTATGTGAATTACACATAGCTAACAGCGAGGTAAAACTTAATATGTTGGGCAAAAGGTGTGTTATTCACTTGTATAATTCCAATGTAGTATGTGGCAGTTATGATAGGCTAAATATTATATCACACTAATATATGAAAAGTTCAGAGTACGACTTTTACGTTCAGCGTTATTCAATAGGCAATACAAACTATCCCCGACTAGATTTAGAGGAAGAGTTTAATTGTCTGTATGGCTCGTTCAAAGGGTTGACGGAAGATGGTGATATTAAAACCTACTATTCCGAAAGCTATCCCGAAAAAAACGGTGCTAGAGTATGGGTGTCTAACAGCGAAGATGACGACGATGTTGTACACGAAACAACCTCACCTCAATTAAGGTTATTATTTAATCAGCAAACTTGTCTTGATGATAGCGACAGATTCTTTGCGTACTGCAAGGGGCGCAAGATTGAATACTACGATACCTTTAGAAAAAGATACGCAACATTAGTGCTTCACAAGACGCCCACATTAGGCAGTGAAGTCCTGTATGGTGACGATGCTTATCGTGAAGTAACCTACACGTTTGAAAATATCTATGGCAGAGTCTTTAAAGAAAGTCAAATATATAAATAATAATATATGGCATCAGTAAAAGAAAAATCGTTGGCGTTGGCCTTAAATGCTGCGGGCGGATTTAGACAATTGCCAACAGAGTATGACCCCAACTCGCAACAAACATGGATTAAAGCGATAGGGCTCGTAAAGAAAGTTGACGGAACAGAGAACTATGTACTACTAGAGAATGACGGACTTGGTGAAAGCCGTATTGTACGTGACTATGGTAATCCTGTAATATGTGTTAGTATCACAAATATCTACCCATATTTAATGCTCGATAGAAGTGTGTTACCATATCTAAAGGATGACAATGAAAGAGTTACATACCTAACAAGAAACGGTTTTAGCTATGAGCAAGCTACTAGTATGCTATTGAATGACCGCAATAAAATGCAAAGGGCAATTATCAAGGTGGCAGTAGAAAACGCAAAACTAAAAGCAAAAGAGTACAAGCACCGCAAGTATGTTAAGTCCGAAAATAATACAACTACAAATACCACTAAGAATGGAAAAAGAAGAACTAAAAAAGCAAATACAGAAATTGATTTCTGATATTAAAGAAAATGCTAAAGATTCAGCAGAAATACAAACACAACTAGAGCAACTATTATCACTCAAAGGTCAGTACGATATTGAAGCGGTTGAGTTTGTAGTTCCTAAAAAAAATGTCATTCGTGAACATGACTTTGGTTCAACTCGTATTGTGGAGTGCGTAAACGGCATTTATTTTGAGGCTAAAGGCGGAATGAGTACTTTCATTGATATGCGTATGAAAGGGCTTTATACGGAAGCTAACGGCATTTTAAATGCGTATGTACACCCCGATAACGATGTTACAGCAGAAATACGTGACAATCAAGTAATAGCGTTTACTGCACTGCTTACAGTTCTGCAAGCTCCGATTTACAGCGCAATAAGTGAACAAATGTTGATTGATGTTGCATCTTCACTTATGGGTAGTTACAATCATCATGTACAGCTATTGCTCGAACAAGCTAAAAAAGAATCTGAGGAAGCTAACCTTGCAAAGCTAAAGCAACAAGCGGAGAATGAGGTGAAGGAACAAGAAATTCAAGACTTTGTTGAATCTGCAATTAATAACGCTCCCGAATCCTTCTAGATTTTATCATATATTAGTTTATTTAGTTAGAAAGTCGATAGCTTCGCAGTTACCGACTTTCTTTTTTGTAAACCCAAATTAATAAACTAAAAATGAAAAAACCGTATATTACTAACCCAGTTTATTTTTCATTTTACGTGCCAAGTAAACCACAAATAGAATTATTGCAAATATAGTAATACCAATAAAGACTTTTCCGTAATCAATACAAAACCTCTGCCACTTTGTTAGCGGAGTTTGTACCGGGTAAGGGATTTGTATGCTATCTGTTTTTTCGATAAAGATACTATCATGTTTGACAGATTCTTTAACCTTAGTATGCCAGCGTTCAATTAGTATAGTGTCGGCACTGCGGTCAATATAAACGCTGTCACGAATAAACAGACTATCGGTCAAGGTAATGTAATTATCCTTGTATTCTGTGCGCACCGTTTCAGTGGGTACATATATCGTTTTAGTACAACTGGCGAGTAGTACGACAATTAAAACGACAAGTATGTAAACTATGCGTTTCATTATATAAAAAATAGTGATATGAACGCTAAAGCTATGAATGAGCCGATTGCCATAGCGAGGTATTTTTCTTTGTTGCTAATCTCATTAGATTCCTCTTTAACTTGTACCTTGCCGACTTTTTCTGCAACGGTACAATCAGGATTTACATAAATCAACCCACGGCTAAAACGTGAATAGCTTTGTTTGTGCAGTAAATACATATCACCGTCTAAAGTAGTGACTTCTACTTCCATGTCCTTGTTGTTGCGGTAGCTAACAATCGTGCAAACTTGCCCGATGTGATTTACCACTTCTTCTCCTGTACGGTCTAATCGTTCCATAGCTTTAAATTAATTATTTTAGATATACTATTTGTCGCTTGATATTATTCTTGTCGTAGGAAACGTGTACCCAATCCGGGCCGACACTTCTATCGCCTTTTTCAAAGATTAATTGGCAGTAGGGAAGTTTAAGGGTTTGAACTAGCTTAAACAGCTTCATATTCTCACTGCGAGAATCAACGGTAATATCAGCCGCCTGTCCTAATCTATGTTGTGAAGTTTTCACGCCACCAACTGCCGAGTTTAGCTTTGGTGAGCGATAGCCACTAGAAACACGTATAGGCTTCCCATAAGCCGAGCGCAAAGGGTCAAGTATGTTCTCAACCAACAAAGTTAGATTTGCTTCAACTTCTTCTGTTGGAGTATTATCTATACCCTTTGCTTTAGCTGTAACACTATTGCACAGCTCCTTAATTGTAAAGTATTTCATTTTTTCTTGTATTGTCTGTGGTCTACCTTTTCAAGATATTCGCCCACTCGTTTTAATACTTTCTTTGCGTCACGTTCCGATGCGCACTCGATTATTTCTTTCAGGACTTCGGGGAGCTTTGAAGCGGAAGTTTTTCGTTTGCCTATATGCTCAAATATAGACTTTGCCTCAACTCCAACCAAACCCAAACAAAAAATAATACTCACATATGGAGCGTTGTACCATGTGAATAGAGTGCCAATGGTGTCAACGATAAAGCCAATTAGCATGATTCGCCAATATTCACCCACTTTGTTTGCGGTCACTCTAAGAATATGCGAGCGTATTCTTGCGTGACACTTCTTTGCCGTATAAAGCCCATCCCACAAATCCAGCATTATAGCAATAAATACCATAAGCCATAAGCCGAAATTGATATATAGGTGCAATGACAGCCTCTGTAAAAATTCTCCTTGTTGTAATATATCCATCACTGTGTCTTTGTCTATGCGATTATGCGCCAAATATAAACATAAATAATTAGTATTCAAAATTTTGTGATTTCGTAAAAGGTTGCTAATTTTGCAGTATAGAACAAATTGCAAATATGGATAAGGCTATTTTCTTCTTTTACCAATGGAGCGGAGTGCATTATAAAAAATTGTTGCAACACGACCGCAAAAAGCAAGTATCGGATATGAGGTATATGTTATGGTATTTTTTGCATAGCGAGTGTAGTTTCACAGTTCAGTCAATCGCTAAAAATTTCAACCGCCATATTGATACGGTATTCAAAGGGCTTGCAGAGTTTAAAGCCCGGCTAAATATTTATCATGAAATATCTGATATGTATGATGAATTTATACAAGTGTGGCGTAATAAAAATAGCGCACCACCAAATAATGATTGATGCGCTAAAATATAGGTAGTAAGAAAGACTAATTTACTTTGATGTAAGAATTACCGCCCGAAGTTCTAACTACACTCTTGAATGTATCTCTGATGTCCGTTAGAGTGTTTCTAATCGCTTTTACATGGTCTAGTAAAGGACTAATACCATTCGTGTATTGCTCACGAATAGCGTCAGCCATATCACTTAATTTGCTATCTTGTGAAGCTACATAGAATCTGATAGAGTTTAGGTAGGCTTCAACTGCGGCAGCCTGTTCTTCGGTAATGTTTGAAATTCCTTGTTGTAGGTCGGAGAGTGTATTTTCTCCTTCTTGTGAAATTCCAAATATCTCGGCAAGTTGCTTTAGATAATCGTTGAGGTCTATATTGGCTTGTTGAGCGGCTTCTTTAGCAAGCTCGATATAAGATTGTAAATCTTCGCCACTAACACCGTTATCAATAGCATTGTCGATAATATCCATAGCTTTTTGGTAAAGCTGTCCTGCACGTTTATAGGCGGCTTGCTTGACAAATAGATTTTCAACATATTCATCCCATTTGTCGTTTAGGTCGTCTAGGCCATCACCCGTTTCTTTGAAAGCGTCTAGCCAAGTGCTGACAAAATCTTCGGCAATATCTTCGTAGTTGCTTTCACCAAAACCGCCTAAATC